CATGGAGCGGTTTTCTGCTCCACCATTATGGCTCCAGGCATTCCGGCTTTCGCGGGAAGGCTGGTTTGATATAGGCGCGTACATATGGCTTATCTATCAGAACATGGTGCCTCACGGCCAGATAACAAGGTGGAAGATCGTTCGCATTCCTCCTATGTGACTCGTACTTTTACGAATCATATAGCTGGAACAACGGACGTCAATCCATATTGGGCTCTGTATCCTACTGGTAACAAACTCGATATTAAACTCGGGTATGATATCACGGATTACCATAAACGTAAAGCAAGAGGCGAACTATTGCCTTATACAACATGGGTCAACGTTCGGCAGACTTCTTTAGATTTAGAAGGCTACCTTACGTCGAACTATAACAAGACAGGTGCTTCCACCACTACGGAGTATTCTCCGAATGATGGCGGCCCCTTCCTGTTTGCCTATCATGAAGGTACACCGTACCCTTATGACACAGGCGTGTTAAACTTGCTCGATGACTGGATTAATGAACGGGGTATTAACCCCGCTTTATATGTCCAGACCGCTGCATCTGCCCTCTACTCGAGCGGGTGGGATGCACTTACGTTTCTTTCTGAGTTTCATAAAACCGTTCAGTTAGTACGCTCAGCCATAAATCGCTTTCGCGATCTATTGGCAAATTTTGAGCAATACTACTCAAGGTTGTCAAAAGCCGTAAAGGTTCGCAAGACAGTTTCTGCTTTGTTGCAGGAATGGCTTGAGTTCCGATATGGCTGGAGACTACTTGTATACGATATACAAGATATTAATGAAGCTCTTAAAGGACTGAAAGAGAAGTCACGTACTCGAAATAAACAACGGGTCGGTTCCAACTTTAGTTGGGTTGACGATATGTCAACGTTCCGTGAATATGGATCTAGCACGCAGACCTACACTGACGTACGTCATGTAGATCTTAGTGTGCGTGGATCTATTATCGCGGACTTCGTTCCCGCCGAGATCTCCATAAACCCATTTATCACAGCTTGGGAAGTAATTCCCTATAGCTTCGTGCTAGATTGGTTTTGGAATATCGGGCAGTCTATTTCGGCCATTTCCTTCTTAACGTTGAATACTCAATATACTTCTGCATCAGGTCTCTACTGTGATGTACATCGCATTGCAAGTTTAGATCTGCAATGGAAGACGTACTTCAGTGGTACCTGGAAGCAAGAAGTAAATCAAGAGTATACTATCATTAAGAGGAAGCCTATACCAGTGTCTATAACTCCGATGTTTAATAATCGCTTCGATATACCCAAAGCAATTGATTTGCTTGGGTTGCTCGACGGTTTCTTCAGGGGAGCGCTCCGTAATTGGAGCATCCGCTGATACCGAGGTAGCGAAAGCTACCGAGCTATTGTTGAACGACTACTACACCAAGGAGGTGTTAGATGGCGGCTATGACAACCGCACTCACTGAGTTTGCCGATAATGGTAACTCACGCACTTACACATATACTGGACACACGGCGAGTGAACCTCGTCTTGTGATTCAGCGGCGTAAGGTAGCAACTGGAAGTACCTCAGTTATTGAGGACACAGTATCCGTAGTATCTTCAACCGAAGATGCTGCTGGAGATCTGCTTACTTCCAAGATCTCGTTTGAAGCTAAATTGCGGCATCCCGTAGATGGGATTGCAGCAGACGTAACAGCGGCGTTAGCCATTTTCCGCGATATTATTGCGGGAGATGAGTTTACGAACACTGTTAGTACGCAAGAGTGGCTAGTCTAATCAGGCGCCTTGGTCAATGGTTGGTGCGTGCATGCACGCAAAAACCGGACCAATGCGTCCGAGAGGGCAAGCGATTTGTTGACTTCTTAGTCAACCTCTTTCGTAAGAATTAGTTGTAAAACTAATTTCGTCAACTTCAAATGGAGGATTCCGTAATGGAACCAACTGCATATACGTACGAGCTAGCTCGACGGTATGTTCGAGATCGTAAAACCACCTTGCCAGACCAACTATATAATCTCGTTTGCGGAAAGATTCGCGCGAGAGACTTTGTTGGGTTGGCAACACTTGCAACGGATTCCATGCACGATGTAACAAGCATGGAAACGGCAAGAACCTTGCTGCAGGTGGAGGCATTCTTTTCTAAGAATGCCGCGTTTACAGACCCGGTTGCGGCCAAGCTACAGGCCATTATCTCTTTTGAGGATAATGAGCACTTGTGCGAGGCTACCAACCGACGTCTCGACGATCTCTTATCGCGGCCTTCGGGCTTCGAAAAGGAGATCGATCGTAGTAAACGCTTTATCCGCCAAACGCTTGGCGATTACCGTAACTTTCTCGAGCAGTTGCCCGAGAAGGTTAAAGTGACAAGTGGCGCTACTGCTACTCAAGGTCGTAAGCGTGCTATCCCTTTTATGAAAGTTAATAAAAGGGTAGTTTGCACGCCTGGAGCTGTTCCTTATTTAGAAGCCTTATCCCGATTTTGGGGATACGGATCTATTTCTGGGAGGCTCGTTACCGACAATAGAGTAGAATTTGTACCTAAGTCTTGGAAGACTCAGCGAACGATCGCATGTGAACCTGTAGGTAATATGTTCCTACAGTTAGCATTCGATTCGTACGCTAAGAGTCGACTACGGTTGAAGGGAATAAATCTCTCCGACCAGACTCGTAATCAAGAGCTAGCTCGGATTGGATCGATTACTGGCGAATTTGCCACTATCGACCTTTCCGCTGCTTCCGACACATTGGCCTATAACGTTGTTCCGCTTCTATTTGATATAGAATGGTTCAATTTCCTGAGGTCAGTAAGATCTCAAGGATATAGCCTTTATGAAGGAAATAGAGAAACGTATCACAAATTCTCCTCTATGGGGAATGGTGCTACATTTACTATTGAAACTCTTGCTTTCGCTGCTGCTTGTTATGCTGTGGGTGGTCATTCCTTTCTTGTTTATGGTGATGATATCATCATTGAACGAGATCGTAGCGAACGCCTTATAGCATTTCTTGCTTTCTTAGGTTTCCTCCCCAACGAATCAAAAACTCACACGAAGGGTCCCTTTCGGGAATCCTGTGGGAAATCTTGGTTCGGCGGGGTCGATGTAACGCCTCGGTATATCCGAGCCATAGATAGGCGCAAGCCTGTTCTATGTCATCTGGTTAATAGCCTGATGGATGTTGCACCGGCTTGTATGTCTATGATGGAATTCCTGGTCTCGATAGTTAGAGATCATGATCTCCCATTTGTGCCATACAATGGAAACTCGATAAGCGGAGTTTGGGTTAACCCCCACTTCGCTTATCAAAAGAAACTCATACGGTCCCGACACTGGGTGCTTAAAGCGCGAGTTTATCAACCTCGTGCGGCAAGCGGAAGGTGTCGTGACATCAGGGGACTTTTCCTGTGGTATTTGAGAAAGGCTTCCAGTAATGGAAGCCCCGATCCGGTACCACTATGGGCTAAGTCTCCTGATTTCTATCTTGCTCAGTTCCTAGCTGGTATAGCTAGGTCTGATCCTGATAGTACGGATGAGAGCAGTAGGTACACCATTTCCAG